AGGAAAAATAATATCCATATGGTCTATCATTTAGGACTAGGATAATAATATTCTCTTAAGAGATACCCCCTATAGCGTCCATTAAGAGTCTCATCGCGGCGATACGGAGCGGAATATTGAACGAGCAACTTATTTTGTTTTTAATTGATTGGGTCCCATATTATGGTTCCATACCCCTAAGGGGCGATATTTTATAACATAGCTGAGTGACAATAGGAAAGTTCAGTACCCATTGACCTTTATGACCTGCCTATGGTATAATGCGGCATCTGAACATCCTTCGGAGCACTGAACTTTCGTCTTTTTATAGGATTATTCATATGGCAAAGAAATTACTGCACTCAGCTGTCATTATGGCGATGATGATGGGTGGTTATGCCACTTATCGCGCGAAGAAACATAAGCCCGTTATTCAGGTGCTATTGGCCCAATCATTTCCATTCGCTCTCCACGTAGAATTTAATCCTAATCCTGCCTCAGATAACGTTACAAGTTATTCATCTACTCTTGATGGTGGTTCTGCTAGCACAATTCCGCCCGCGGTTATTACTTCTTGCAATTGTATTAAGACTCCTGTCTATAATATCAATGATTCGAATGTTCATACAATTTCTGTGACTGCTACCAATTTATTTGGTGTCAGTCCAATGACAGCTATTCAGTTTCAAGTAAAAGTTCCACAGGCACCATCTTCAGGAACAGTTAAGCCAGGTGCGTAATGTCACGAATCAAATTTGAAATCAAATACAAGTATCTTCAATTAAAGAATTTCTTTAAGAATTCTTTACCCTGGTTTATCGCGTGGATTATGCCAAGGAAAATTGCTTTATATTGCTTCGTGCGCGTCTATTCGATTCTTGGAACTTGTGGTGATGACTATTCCAATGCTTATAAATTATGGGAGCAAGGAGTAGGTAGATAAATGCCATTAGGTATTACAAATTCAGATGACTTCGAAACGGAAAAAGCGAAACTTGGAATTATACCTACTGCTGAAAAGGCAGAGGTTATTAATATTAATCGAGGCAGGGGAAATACCAAAGAAGTACCGGAAGTTATTCGCGAAATCATATCTGAAGAAGCGATCATTAATGGTAACACCGATCAAATCGCTAAACGGTTTGGAGTAAGTAAATCGTCTGTAGATGCATATAAGAATGGTGCCACATCTACAGCGACTTATAACAAGCCAGATGAAAAGCTAACGAAAGCTAATGATGAATTGCGCGCTGTAATTGGTACATCTGCTCGTCTAAAGTTATTAGAAGCTCTTGCAGAAATGACACCTGAAAGAATTTCAAAGGCTAAAATTAGAGACATTGCAGCAATTACTAAGGACTTAGCATCTGTAGCGCGCGATATGGATTCTGTAGCACAAACTACTAATAATACCGGCATCCAGGTGACGGTATATGCGCCGAAGTTAAGAGAAGAAGCAGAATACGAAGTTATTACAGTTAACGAGTAATGGCTATTCGTCCATCGCAAAATGTAATTGATAATGCTATGGCAGGCAATGATAAAGCTGCTGGTAGTGGCGGTGGTTCTGGTAAATTACCTAAAGCAGCAGTTCTATACATTCATGTCCCTGGAACAGATTATGAATGTGAAGATTGCTTATTATTCATTGTTGGTGAGCGTTGTTTAGTCCATCGTAAAGATGATGTAATCAAAGCTACAGATTCTTGTGGCTTATTTTTATATGGTAAGGCATTAGAAAACGCGCGACCTATTGGAATTGTAACACCGATTCAATCTGGTCTAACACATTCAAAGAATGGATTTAGTTGTAAACGTTGCACATACTTTAATTCACCACAGCAGAAGTGCGCGAAAGTCGATGAGAATTCGGATGGTGATGACCCTGGTATCATTCATGCTGATGCATGTTGTAATGTTTGGTCTCCATTAAATTAAAATGCCTGGACCTGAACCGTCAGATAAAGTTAAAAAGAAATATGATGTTTATGCTGGAGCTAAAAAAGCTACAGCTATTGGTCCAGACCCTGAAGCACAAATGTGGAGAAGTCATTGGTTATGGGGACCAATTTTAAATAAAACTGGTGCAGACCCTAGCATAATGACACCGGCTATGGATATAGCATCAGTACTTTCTATGGGCGCAGATATAGGTGGAGGAATGAAATCACCTATTGCTGAAATGCCGAAATCATTTCAAAATGCATTAGATTTAAATGTCAAGAATATGAGTGCGGAGCAAATTGCTTCACTCGCGCACCAAATGACACCAGAACAAAAAACTGGGTTTAGTGAATCATTAAAATCTGGTCAGCATAACGAATTCTTAACAAAACAACTTTCTGAAGATCCTTCACTTCTCATTCGCGCAGGATTTGATGGAATTAAATTACCATCTTCCACTGCATCGAATTCAGCAGAATTCGCACCAGATTTAGCGACATATAATAAAGAACAACCACAGAATGCTCCTGCACCAGATGTTAAAGAAGGTGCATATAGAAATATTATGGCTAATTTGCCAACTAATCCTAGTTATAAAGCAATGGGTAGACGGTGAGTGTACCAGATAATTCGGCAGATACATTGTGGATTCCCCGGATGGGATTTTCAGGTATCTCCTATGATATCGTAGATAATGTATTTAATAATTTGACTTCGCGCAGAACTCAGAATGCTGAAGGTTGGATTCAAGAATTTGTAGCAGATAAGTGGATTGATTTTTCACAAAAACCATTTGCTAGTTCAGATACATCTTCTTTTGAAAAGAAACGATGTTTAGTTTCATTTGCATTCTCAAGGATGTCAATTCGTTCAGCATTAGGAACGGTTCCATATACAATTACTTCTATTCAATTTAATGGTGGAGAAATTTTAGCATCACCTGTAACTATTAGTAGTTTGAATGTATTCTTTCCAGCAGTATTGAATGATTCATTTTTTAGAGTTCCAGATAGTGCTAAATTTGACATAACTGTTTCAGATTTATCAGTTACTAGTATGGATTTCCAGTTAAGCTAGGTGCAGCATGAAGTTAAAAGTCAAGATGAAGGCTGAAGGAAATTCTGGTGAAGTTGTTTCAGCAATCAGACCAGGAATGAAAAAGGTTGCTGATATGATTGCAGCAAATTCTTCATCAACATCACCAGATTCCGGACCTGGTAAAAAGAAACTTAAATTAAAGGTGAAGTAATATGGCAGTTACAGTTGCAGTTCAGATTGGTGTTCCAATTACAATCGCGCAAACGACTGCTTATGCATTACCAGTAAGATTGTGTTCACTAATCGCAACTACAGCAATTCAGTTTTCTGCTGATGGTAATACTTGGACTGCTGATGTTACAGCAAGTACAACAGGTGTTTCTTGTTTTGGTGCAGCATTTGTTCGTTGCACAACTGGTAGTTCTGTTATTACTTGTCGTGCATAATGAGAATTATTTTATTACGGCACGGCGATGCAGTTGGTTCTACCGGAAAGTTTCATGGGTGGATTGATAATCCTTTGACTTCAAAAGGTGCCAAAGAAGCATCCGATTTGAGTGAAGAGATTCGACAATACAATCCATCCATGATTATTTCATCGCCTATGTCGCGCACTATGGATTCGGCTAGAATTATTTCTGAGAAGCTTGGTATTCCAATGCAAGCTAATAAAGCATTAATGCCATTGAATCTCGGAGATTATGACGGGCAACTAGTCGATAAGCATTTAAATCAAGTTAGAACACATTTTTCGAATCCAAATAAGAAATTCCCTAATGGAGAAACTGTAAATCATTGGGCGCAAAGCAGATTCATTCCATTCTTTAATAAGCATGTCTTTAGTAAAGATCCTGGCACAATTGCTATGATGACTCATGGAAGAAATATCATCTTAGCAAAAGCGGATATTGCTAAAGGAAATAATTTAGATTACGATAAGACAATGTTGTTAGATAATAAACAGAGTACTGAACATGGTGGTTATGCAGTTGCAACACCAAATTCATTTGAAATTAAGACTCCCAAATCAGTTTCAGCAGGCCAGTCGTAAATGGGCTATGGAAATACAGGTCACATTAGGGCAATTTCTTGCAGTTGTAATGTCGAGCTTAGCAGGAATTGTTGGATGGTTAATCAAGCAGCAGATAATGGAATTAAACGAGAAGATAGAAAAAGCGAATGAGCGAGTAGAAAAAGTAGAAGACGCATTATTTAAACTTTCAGGTGAAGTGCAGAAATTAATTGGTGCTTTCCATATTAAATAGTTTATTTCATTCTAAGTCAGCTAGTAAATTTTTTTGGATTAATCCTTTTATGGACCCTATTACAGCATTTGTTCAATTAGTAACCGCGCTAACTAATTTAGTTGCAACTGTTGTTGAAAGTCAAACACCAGACCAAAAGAAACAGATTTGGGATTGGTATATTCAGGATAGAGAGAATATTCGTAAGATTCTCAAGATTGATCCTGATACCAAATGAATAAAGAGTGGAAACCAATCAGCAGGCAACAAGAACGTTTTCTTGCATTACCTGATACGATTAAGGAAGCATTCTTCGGTGGGTCAGCGGGACCAGGTAAATCTGAATGTTTAATGATGTTGCCTATTGTAAGGCAATTTATTAAACATCCCAGATTTAAAGCATTATTACTTCGACGCACTTATAGAGAATTAAAATTAGAAATCATACCACGTTCGCGCGAAATTTATACGGCATTCGGTGGTAAGTTCAATGGTTCAGATTTAGTTTGGGATTTCAGTAAAGAAGGTGGCGGATTAATTTTCTTTGGCCATTGTGAGCATGAATCAGATGTCTATAAATACGACACGATGGAAATTAATCTCGCCCTTTTTGATGAACTTCAGACCTTCACTGAATTCATATACACTTATATTGTATTTTCTCGCGGTAGAAGTTCTGTTCCAGAATTACCAGCAATTGCCCGCGCAGGAGGTATGCCAGGTAATATCGGACATACTTGGGTAAATAAAAGATTTATTAAACCAGACCCAAGGGGTGGTAAAGTAATTCTTGGTAAAGGTGGGCAGAGAAGAATTTTTATTTTTAGTACATTAGCAGACGTTAAAGATAAATTACCAACATTACAAGATTATTATGATTCACTCGATGCATTACCAAGCGAAGCTGAAAAGCGCGCGAAGAAATATGGTGATTGGAATGCATATGAGGGAATGGTATTTGAGGAATTTAGAGATAAGCATCATTCTGACGAGCCAAATAATGCCCTCCATATTGTTCCTAAGTTTGACATACCAGAATGGTGGCCACGAATTGTGGTCATCGATTGGGGTTATTCTGCTCTCACTTATGTTTGCTATGGCGCTATTTCTCCTTCTAAGCGCCTCTTTATTTATAGAGAACAATTCTGGCGACGAACAAAAATCGAAATCTGGGCTCCATATGTCAAAGAGATTGTGGATAGAGAAGATGTTAGGACTATCAAAGTCTGCAAATCAGCAGGACAAGATAGAGGACAAGAACACACAATCCAGCAACAAATCGAATCCGCACTTGATAGAACAGTAGATTTAGTTGAAGGTGGAATGGGTTCTCGTGTAGCAGGAAAGTTATTGCTACATGAATATCTCAGATGGGAACAGAAACATGTGCCAGTATCTGAGAAGCTAGTTTATAATGAGGAACTTGGATTATCATTACTACGTAATCAAGGTGAACAAGCTTATCAGAATTACATGAAGCTTTTTAAGGAAGTTGAAGAAGAAACAAATATTCCAAAGCTTCAAATTTTTGATAAGTCACCAGAGAATATTGAAATTAATTTATTGCCAGAAGCTATCAAAGCATGTGTTTATAGCAAGACAAATGTGGAAGATGTAGCAGAATTTGATGGTGATGATCCATACGATACAATTCGCTACATGGTAGATGCGGCAGATAAATATTTCGATGAATCTGGTAATGAATTAGAGAAAGTTAAAAAGCGAGAACAGTTAGTTAAAGAATTTGAAGAAACACAGGATTGGAATAAGTTATTTGCTAGAGCGCGCGCAATTGAGCAGACATCTAACAAAATCAAATCGGTGAGCAGATTTCATGGGCGTCATTAAATTCTTTCACGCGTTATTTAAGCCAAATTGTGATTGCAATATTTGCGCGCGCCCATCATGTAACAAGTGTGAAGTATTAGAATTACAACTATCTTATGAGCGTTCAACTAATCAGCAATTGATTAATACTTTAATTAATTTAGTTAATCCAGTTTCTGAGCCACAAGTAGTAGAAAGAAAAGAAGTTAAATCAATTCAAAAAGCAACGATTCCTTGGCGCGTGAAACAGCAAATGTTAGAAACAGAAGATAGACATGCTGCCAAGTTACGTGATGATAAATTAAGAGAACAAGAAGCAAATCGAATGACAACGGCGGAATTAGAAAAAGAATTAGGTATTGAATCTGAACCCGAATTACCAAAAGGAGCTTGATTGAGATGCCAACGAAATTAACTTACACAGGTGGAGTTGGACCAGGGAATTCTGTTAGTTCATTGGTGTTTAACAATGTCATCGACTTGGAATTCGATTTCATTAAGAAAGTTATTATTGTTACTTATCTTAGTTCTAATGGCATTGATCCTTTAGTTCAGACTTTGGATTTAAATGTTCTTAGCACAATTACTTGGACGACAGCAGCAGGCGTTGGCACAATTACTATGAGCTAAAGATGCCAATCAGTAAATACTTTAAAGGGCATGGCTCAGAAGTCATGTCTGGTATGAAAAAGAAATACGGTGAAGAAGAAGGTAAGAAAGTATTTTACGCCACTGCTAACAAAAGAAATATGGGTCCAAGTGAAGAATTGAAAAAGAAAAAGGGCGTCAAATAATGGCTAAAGGTGATACATCATCGCAATTACCGGGTTCTGAATTTCAATCTGCAATGAATCCTATGCAGAAGTTTTTCAGTACTTTAGGTGGTAATGCTGCTCAATTAGGTGGTGGTCAGATTAATTCTGGTCAACAGCAAGGTGGTAGTATTGGACCATCCAATGCATTTTTAGCGATGAATCCTATGCAGCGATTTTTTCAAACGATTGGTGGCGGTGGAACACCAACAGCATCACAGCCATATACACAAAGCGCGCAACAAGCATCACCAATTCAGCCAACTAATCCGCAGAATATTGCGGCAACATTCTTTAAGAATTTGGGTGCATATTAATGAAATTAGCACCAATTGGGCCTTCGGCAAAAATTGGAAGTAAATTAAAGGCATTGCCAAAAGTCCGCTTACCGAAATTAAAGTTAGTAGGACATAATAGGTAAATGGCTACCAATAAAGAAGTCCCTGAACGAATTCAATTACTATTGAAAGAAGTTGTCGATCATTTCGATAAAGAAGATAGGTATGTCCGCGAACGTCAGATAAGATTATGGAAGAAACTTAAGTATTATTGGGCTGGTTTTCAAAGACTTTGGTGGTCTGAAGTTGCACATGATTGGCGCGTTTTTGATGTCAATTTCACAGCAGAAGTAAATCAATCCACTGATTCGTCTTTCTATGATAAGCCGATTAATATCTTTCGCGCGTATCTCGAATCGATTATCGCAGCTCTTAGCATTACGATTCCATCAATCGAATGTATCCCAGATGATGCTGATAACGCATTAGATATCGATACAGCAAAAGCTGGTGATAAGATTGCAGATTTGATTTGTAAGCACAATGATGCTTCTATTCTTTGGTTACATGCTCTTTTCATCATGTGTACTGAAGGAATGGTAGCCGCGCACAATTATACAAAGGAAGATTACTCATTCGGTTCTTACTCCGTTCCGAAATATGAGGATGTTGAGGAAGAACATGATATTCAGATTTGTCCTAATTGTCAGTCACAAATGGCTGATTTAGGATTAAGTCAGCAGGAATTAGATGAATATTCTCCTGATGAAGATGATGTTGAATCTCATGATTTACTTCGTAATGAAGGCCCACTTTGCCCAAGTTGTCTGCAGCAAGTTGAACCACAATTACAGAAACAGAAATTAGTTATTCCACGATTAATTGGAACTACTGAGAAACCGAAATCACGTCAGTGTATTGAAGTTTACGGTGGATTATACGTAAAGGTTCCAAATTATGCGCGTTTTCAAAAAGATTGTCCTTATCTGATCTTTGCTTATGAAACGCATTACTCTAATGCAATCGAACGATATCCTGATCTTAGAGACAAATTTACTGGACAATCAAAGATTGGGCCTGGTTCGGGTGGAATGTATGATCCCTATGAAAGATGGGGAAGAATTTCTACGCAGTATTTTGGTGAATATCCTATCAACGTTTGCACAATCAGAACTAGTTGGTTACGCCCAAGTAGTTTCAATGTCTTAAATAAGCAAGAAGATGTTGATGAATTAAAGAAGTTATATCCTGATGGTGCTAAAGTAGTTTTCGCAAATGATTTATTTGCTGAAGCTGAAAATAAATGTTTAGATGATGAATGGACTCTAACGCGCAATCCATTATCAGATTACATTCATTATGATCCACTTGGTTTGCTTCTCACAAGCATCCAAGAAATTACGAATGATTTAGTTTCATTAACAGTTCAGACCATTGAGCATGGTATTCCGCAAACAATGGCTGACCCTGATGTATTAGATTTTGAAGCTTATAGACAATCAGAAGTATCACCTGGTTCAGTAATTCCAGCTAAAGCTAAAACTGGAAAAGGATTAGGTGATGGATTTTTCTCATTAAAAACCGCAGCATTATCAGCAGAAGTATTACCATTTGGTGATAAGATTCAAGAATTAGGTCAAGTTGTTTCTGGCGCACTACCTAGCATTTTTGGTGGTTCACAAGCTGGTGCAGGTGGTAAAACTGCATCAGGCTATTCTATGTCGCGCAATACAGCATTACAACGGCTTCAAACTCCTTGGAAGATGCTTAATGTTTGGTGGAAAGAAATCTTTGGTAAAGTCATTCCAGCTTACATGAAAGATGTTCAACAGAGTGATGATGAGCGATGGGTTGAGAAAGATGTTTCTGGAAACTTTGTCAATGTATTTCTACATAAAGCAGAATTAGAAGGAAAGATTGGTTCGATTGAATTAGAATCTTCTGATCAACTTCCAACATCTTGGGGTCAGAAGAAAGATGCTATTATGCAATTATTACAGGCTGGTAATCCTGAAGTAATGTCAGCATTATCATCACCTGAGAATATTAATATGTTAGCGGAAGCTATTGGACTTGATGATTTCATTTTCCCAGGTTCAGATGATAGACAAAAGCAGTATGAAGAGATTCATATTTTAGTAAATTCTGAGCCAATTCCTGATGGTATGGGTGGTGAAACTTCTTCGGTTCAAGTTGAGCAATTAGTTGATAATCATCAAATCGAAGCGGATATTTGTAGACGTTGGTTAGTAAGCGAGGCAGGAAGATTAGCCAAAACAGAGAATCCAGACGGTTATAAAAATGTCTTATTACATATGAAACAACATATGGATACTCTTGCGGCCATGACTCCGCCACCTATGCCACAAGCACCACCGAAACAACCAATAGCGGCGAAATTGCCACAAGGAGCGAGCAATGCGACTATTCAATAACTTATCTTTCGGCTTTCTTCCTTTTTATAAGGATGCAGATGATGCACCAGGTAGTAGCATCGCTGAAATGATTGATTTGATGGGCTCTGATGATAATCCAGATGAAGGTGATGAAAAGGTCATTACTGATACAGAGGGTGTGGATTTATTATCAGATGATAAAGGGAAAGATAAGGAAGAAGAGGAAGATAAAGACGATAAGAAAGATGATAAAGTTGAAGATGATGAACCACAACTCAGCGATGAAGAATTAGATGATATTACGGATTTTTCAAGGAAGCAGTTTTTAAAGGATTATCCTGATGCTTTCAAGAAATATCCTCAGCTTGAGCGCGCGTTTTACCGAGAACAGAAATATGCGGAAGTATTCCCGACATTAGAAGATGCTACAACCGCGCACGAGAAATCTCAGGAATTTGATAAGTTTCAGACATCATTACTTAGTGGTGATGCTGGAACTGTTCTAAAGTCTCTTAAGGATGCAGATTATACAGCATTTAGTAAGGTAGTTGATAACTATCTTGATACTTTAGGTCAGATTGATAAGGATGCTTATTACCATGTGATTGGTAATACCTTTAGGAATGGTATTATCTCCATGATTAATGAAGCTGAAAGAGTTAAAGGCGATGCTGGTGAGCAGCTAAAAATGGCTGCCACAGTTCTTAATAACTACATGTTTGGCACTACACAATGGAAACAGCCAGGTAATTTTAGTAAGGAACCTGTTAAGAATGAAGAGCGCGATAAATTAGATGCTGATAAGAAAGCATTCTTACAGGAAAGATTCGATAACGCTGTGAGTGATTTATCAACGCGCGCTCGTAACACAATTCGTCATACTGTTTCGCAGCATATCGACCCAAAAGATTCGATGACGGATTATGTTCGTCGTGTAGCAATTAATGAAGCTATTGAAGCAGTTGAATCTGCAATTGAAAATGATTCTCGTTTTAAAGCGAATTTAGATAAGCTATGGGAGAAGGCATTTTCATCAAATTTTTCCACAGCTAGTTTAAAGAATATCGAGAAGGCGTATTTAAGTAAAGCAAGAACTCTTTTACCTCCGGCTATTCAAAAATCCCGTAATGCTGCCCTTAAGGGATTGGGCAAAAGAATATCTGAGGATAAAGAGGAACCAAAGCGTAAGGGACCAGTTTCAGTAAATAGGCCACAAGCCCAGGCCAGTTCTAAGGGCGATAATAAAACTGTTCCCAAGGGTATGAAAACAATTGATTTCTTAAACATGGATTAATAAGGGATAAAAAATGGCATTAGTTGAATCACAGGTAACAGCTCTTGAATTAGAGCGTGTTATCCCTAAGATTCGCGTTCTCTTTGAGCGCGATGATAAGTTTTATGCAAATATCAAGAAGCGCGATGTTGAGAAGATTTCTAATCGACAAATGCGCGTTCCACTAGAATTACGTCCTGGTGGTTCTTTCCAGTATTTCTCTGCTGACGGTGGAGATTTAGGACGTGGTGGTGGCCCAACTTTTGATAAGGCTGTATTAACTTCTGTGTTCATGTCAGAGAATATCGAATACACGAAGTTAGCACAGTGGGCTACTGATGATGAAAGAAAGTCGATTGTTAATTCTGTTCGTCGTTTAACTGCTACAGCATTAGATGAATTACGTAGACAGTTAGATGCACAGATGATGCAGTCTGGTAATGGTGTTATTGGCACTGTTACAACTCGTACAACTTCTGCAGGTGTTGACCAGTATGTCTGCACAACTGACGGATTTGGCGTGCGGTTGATGCGATTTGGTCAAACAGTTCAGTTGTATGATGCAACTTTAGCAACATTACGTGGAACTGGTGTTGTTACATCGTGGGACGTTGCTAATAAGACAGTTCAGGTTACACCGGCTATTGCTGGTTCTACTAATACTGACTTGTTAGTTACTTCTGGTATTTCTTCACCAACTTCTTTGCCTGGTTTGTTTGGTGTGCCATATCATCATTCAAATGCTAGCACTGGAACTTGGTTAGGATTTACTCGCAGCACAACTCCTGAAATTCGTGCAAATCGCGTGAATGCTGCTTCTAGTTCATTATCTTTACCGCTTCCACGTTTAGCAATCAATTTGATTGGTGACCGTGTTGGTATTGATAATAACTTCTCGCCAAATGCATGGATGCATCCTGCACAGGCACAGGCATACGAACAAATCGGGCAGCTTGTTAGCATTATCCATAAACAAGCTAAAGACGAAAGCCTCGATATGTATTTTGAGAGTATGCAGATGGCTGGAGCCCCAGTTAAGAAATCTTATAACTGGGATAGAACAAGAATTGACTTCGTAACTGATGAAGTTTGGGGACGAGGTGAAATTCTTCCTATTGGATTCTATACAGTTGATGGTAGAAAGATTTTCGAAATTCGTGGTGCATCCGGTGGCGTTGCTGCGGCCGATATTTTCTACATGGTTGTTGGAATGCAAACTTTCGTTAGCAATCCAGCGGCATGTGCTTATATCGATACTTTGGCGGTCCCAACAGGCTATTAAGGAATAACATGCCTATGGCAAGTAAAGTAACAGTAACCGCTAAAACTGGTCCGGGTTTAACAGCATCAGCTAATTCTATTAAGAATGTGACTGGTTACACTGTTGATTTAGTTCGTAAGGTTATGTTCGTAACTACTTCAGACCATCCAAGTCGGCAAGTAGAATACGATATCAATGGTGTAACTACATTCACTACTACAATTACTGGTTCTGATTACACTCTGACACTTAGTTAACAGGAATCATGCAATGGAGGGATGGCGGAAATGATTCCAGGTATTGTTAGTCGATTAAGTGAATCAGTAGTTGCATTAGCTACTACTATTGCACCAACAACGGATGTAATTGTTATCACTAGCACAGCGGCTACAACTGTGCTAAATACAATCACACCGCCACTTGGTAATAGTCCATTCAATTTAATATTGTGGATTGTAAATAATAGTGGTAATCCAATTACTGCTGTCACAACAGGAAATATTGCTTCAACTTGTTCTATTCCCACTGCTACAGTAGCTGAGCTTATTTATAGTCAGTCATTAGGCAAGTGGTTAGTTGAAAAGGTCACATAGGGAGTGGTTAAATGAGTGATGCTCTTTTTCAGAACATTTCAACTGTTCAGAATAACTTGCAACCAATGCCAGTTACGGTTGCTGCTGCTGCAACTATTGCCCCGACAACGTTTATGACGATTTTGACGGGTAATACTGCTGTTAGCACAATTACACCACCTGTAACCGGAACACATATGCTTTGTATTGTTCCTGGTACAACTACTGGCTTTACAACTGGTGGTAATGTGGTTGGTGGTACTACAACCACTGCAAGTCGAGCTACATTACTCGTGTATAATCCAATTACTGGTAATTATACACTTGTTATGGGTGTAACGGGTTAACATGGTATCACTTAGTTTAGGGTCACAATTAACTCCAAGTAGCAATGTTATTACGCCAACACATGATATTCATCATGTTGCAGCTGGTAATATTGATACTATTACTGTGCCAAGTCCAAGTTTTTCTGGATTTGTCTGGTTAATTGCTGATGGAAGTTGCCCATTTACTACTAATGATAATATTGCAAATAGTGGATCATTAAGTAGTAATGGTAACTTATGTGTGTATGATACCAATTCAGGTAAGTGGCGTATCATGGTAGCGAACTAACAAGGTGACAAAATGATTTCCCCCACTGATGTTGCTGAAGAATTAAAGCTAGAAAAAGCTTATAGTATCTTAGGATGGATGTCAGTGGGGGAACTCAAATTATTAGCTACAATTGCTCAGAAATGTAAATCGATAATCGAAATTGGTAGCTATTGCGGAAAGTCAACTCGCGCGCTTTGTGATAATGCCCCGGCTAATTGTAAGATTTATACAGTTGACCCCTGGGATTATTATTTTAATGCATCAATGAGGGTTGATAACAATTCATTCAATCAGTTTTACATTAATTTATACGATCATATCAAATCAGGTAAGTTATTAATTAATAGACTTAAATGGGAAGATTACGAACCAAAAGAATTAGTTGATTTCATTTTTATCGATGGTGATCATACTTACGAATCTGTTCGACATGATATTGATAAAGCTTTGCTTCATGTAAAGCAAAACGGAATTATAGCGGGTCATGATTATAATGTACCTGCTTTTCCAGGTGTTAAACAAGCTGTAGATGAAACATTTGAGTCAGTTGATTTATTAGAAACTATTTGGTATAAGGTGCTATAATGAATGCTAAAATTATGATTGGTCTGCCAACGATGGAACATATTCGACGTGCAGAATTTCTTACTCATTTCATGGGTATGGCTAAACCTCCAAATTCATTAATTGTTGCTGTGCATGGTCAGTCACCGGCATCATCTCGTAATTTTATTATCAGGCAAGCAATTGAGCAAGAATGCACTCATATCTTTTTTATTGATGATGATGTTGTTCCTCCTCATGATGCAATTGAGAAATTATTAGCACATGATAAGGATATTGTAACTGGTCTCTACCTAATGCGTTCATTTCCTCATAATGCAGTGTTATTTGATGAAGCATTTGAATCTGGTCATTGCAAGTTCCTTTATTTAACACCAGGTAAAACTGGATTAGTTCCAATTGTTAACTGTGGATTGGGATTAGTTTTGATTAAGATTGAAGTATTTAAGAAGATGAAAGCACCTTGGATTACTTTAGGTGAAATTGATAAAGATGGTTGGTGTGATGATATCGCATTTTTCAATCGAGCGCGCAAAGCTGGATTTGAAATGTTTTGTGATTTAGATGTTCAAGCGGGTCATATGATTAATCCCGTTGCATGGCCCCATTACGAAAATGGCCAGTGGTTTACTCAGTATAGACATCCACAAGGTAATGTTGCATTTCCACAGAATTTACCAAATGAAATGCAGATTGAAAAGGAACGAGAAAGAGAATTAATGGTGGTCAAATGAGTGAACCTTGGAAGCATGAAACAGAAGAAATAAATAAATTACTAAAAGAACATTTTGGCAAAGCTGATGATGGTCAAGCTATATTTCGTATTGTGTGGTCTGAAGATCAATATGAAAAAAGAATGACCAAATACTCAGATTCTGGACTAGAATTATTAACACCTGAAGTAAGAGAATTACCTAAATATAAGCAGTGGATTCATTTCAAATACATTTTGGAAAGATTAGTTGCTATACCAGAAGTTAGTAATGGTCAATTAGCTGGAAAGAAAGTTAGCTATGAACCATTGCATGTATTTGAGGATAAATTTGGATACCCCTTACCACCCAAATTTGAGGTTGCTAAATTTATTATCGATACAGTATTTGCCGCTATGGGTCAAGAATTACTTGGACCCAAATATATTGACCCTGAAGCAACTCCCGAAGCAAATGCAGAAAGAGTAGCAAAGCTTCAGGAAGAATTATTTGGTAATGAAACAGAAGTCGGAGATGCATTAGCTCATAATCAAGCAATTGTAGTTCCTCGCAATTATGAAAAGGTGAAACACTAATGACAACGACGCCTTGGTTTATTGATAAACGACGCGCGATTGCTTCGGTTCCAAATCCTCTCGATAAATCTACGGTCGTATCTATTATGCCGCATTTTATCGATGAAACGAAACCAACAATCACACCTGGTAGATTTCAGATTAGACCAGGTTCATTTGAAAATCCTTCATTTTTAGTTGTTGGCCCATCTTCGTGGTTTCGAGATTTTGATCCTGAACAGCCGTTATTGGAAATTACAAATAGCTCTATTCAGGTAGCAGATTCTATTGTTAGAGATTTTTGCAATGGCTTAGTTGGTTGTGATATGGCTGACTGTATGCCTGGGTTATTTTATGTCACAGGTGCTAAGACACTAGATATAATTAAGAAAGAATGTAAAGACGATTTAGAAATTGCAAAGACAAGACAGAAGAATTGGTATCTGAAATTAGTTGAAATCGCTGATATAGATTGGGCGCGCACCAATGGTAATCCAATCTCTGTCAGTAATTTATCTCGTATTGCTGCTAAAGAATTGGGATTAAAAGAAAAGCCTTGGATGCAGAACTTTGCAATTATGGAAATGGTTAATTGCAAGGCTTGTGGAAATCTTGTTCGGCCGGGATTCCCAATCTGCGCGAATTGCAAGACAATTGTTGATATGGCACTTTACGAAAAAATGGGCTTAAGGCAGGGATAAAAAATGCCATCACCAGTTACATCAGGTTCGATAATGGATAGGGCAGCAGTATTATTGAATGATAGTGCGAAGTCTATTTTCACATATACTGCACAATTACCATATCTTAATATCGCGCAGGATGAATTACAAGAAACAATGGAACAGAATAACGTTCCAATGACAAATGAAAAGTCATCAATTCTTGTAGTTACAACTGCAATGACAGATATTGGTGGTGGAACAGGACCAGCATTACCAACTGATTTAATTGAAATCCGTGGTGCATACGAAAGATTGAGTGGAAGTTCGGAAGATTTTCAGATTATGTCACGTGTTGATTTTCTTCCGCCTTTCACTCAATTAACTGAATCTTTGATTTATTGGACATGGCAACAGCAGATTATTTATTTCTTAGGTGCGACAACTAATCGTGATGTAAGACTTGATTATATTGGCGCTGTAATGCCAACATTAACAAGCACATTAGGAGCAGATAATATTGCTCTCTTTAATGCGAAATCTTTTCTCGCGTATCGAACTGCAGCGTTATGTGCGCAATTCATTGGTGAGAATCTAACGCGCGCTCAAGAATTAGATCAATTCGCTGTAATGGCAATGGATAGATTTCTAGGAATTAATACTAAAGGTCGTCAGGCAAGTCCTGTAAGAAGGCGACCATTTATGGCTGCTGCTAAAGTGAGGTCTGGATTCTAATGGGATTAAGAGACCATGACCCAATTATTATTGATGAATTTAATGGTTGGTGGTCACGCGGTGATATTGATAGCTGTCCATTAGATCATTTTACGGATTTCATCAATGGTCAATTTACGGAATCTGGCATTAAAACCCGAGATGGTGTGGGTGCTAGTGGCTTTCAAAATAAGTCTAATATTCTGCGCGTATACTCATATAATTCAGCTCCCGTTGGTGAAGGTGTTGTCGTATTGGACACTAGTGGTAGATTTTGGCATCTTTATAATGG